TAAAGTTAGAATACATATTTATCCAACACCTGATTCTACAAATGCATCTAAAGATATGCATATTTATTATATAAAAAGAATACAAGATGTAGGTGATTATACTAATGCAACTGATGTTCCTTTTAGATTTGTTCCTTGCATGGTATCAGGATTAGCTTATTATTTATCGATGAAATATACTCCACAATTAATTCAACAAACAAAATTGGTTTATGAAGACGAGTTTGCAAGAGCTTTAGCAGAAGATGGATCTGCGTCTAGCACACATATAACACCAAAAGCATATTATCCAGGAGCATAATGGCAAAGTACGCAACAGGTAAATACGCAAAAGCAATATCTGATAGATCTGGTATGGAGTTTCCATACAAAGAAATGGTTAGAGAGTGGAATGGTTCTTTTGTGCATGTATCTGAATTTGAACCAAAACAACCACAACTAGAACCAAAACCCATGAATGGTGACTCTATATCTTTAAGAAATGTCAGGCCTGGTAGAACAGAACCAGCTGTTGCTGTTATGTTGGGTAATAATCCTTTTTCTACAACAGCGTCATCTGGAACAGTTACGGTTACAGAAATAAACCATGGAAGATCTACTGGTGATACAGTAAGATTTAGAAATGTACGAGGAAATCCTGGGGGTGTAGATTTTTCTACCTATGAAAACGCTTCAGGATTTAGTATAACAGTTACAACAACAGATAAATACACTTTTAGTTTAGGAGCAACTCCAAGTGTAACAGAAGAAGGAGGAGGACCAACTGTGTCTGCAGGACCAGTTACTATAACACCATGATAAAATTTTTTAAAAAATGGATTTGTAAAATATTTCATATTAAACAATGTGAGTGTCCAACTGATATGGATCCACATGCAGAACTATATTTACATACACCAGAACCAGACGTGCCAATACATGTTGAAGAAACAGCAAAACAAAAAAAGATACGTGAAAAACACAAAGGAGATAAGTAATGGCTGGATTAAGCGCATCAGGATTAAAAACACAGATCAGAAGTTACACTGAAACAGATTCTAATGTGCTAACAGATGCTGTTTTAGAAAATATAATATTAAACGCTCAATATAGAATATTTAGAGATGTTCCTATTGATGCAGATAGAAAACAACAATTAGGTAATTTAGTTGCTGGTCAAGAGTCTATTAATGCACCAGCGGGATGTTTATTTGTTAGAGGTATACAGGTATATGATACTGCAGGATCAGAAACTACAGGGGCTAATAGATGGTTAGAGAAAAAAGATTATACATATTTGCAAGAGTATCAAGATGTAACAGGTACATCAGCAGCTCAAGGTCAACCTAAATATTATGCTATGTTTGGTGGAGGCACAGGAGAATCAGATACAACATCAGGGCGTATAGCTTTTGCTCCAGTCCCTAACACAACATATAGATTTAGAGTGCATTTTAATAAAATGCCAGACCTTTTAGAGAATGATGATACTAATTATATTAGTATGAATTTTCCAAATGGCTTGTTATATTGCTGTTTATCAGAAGCATATGGGTATTTAAAAGGTCCAGTAGATATGTTGACTTTATACGAAAATAAATATAAACAAGAGGTACAGAAGTTTGCAATTGAGCAAACTGGTAGAAGAAGACGAGATGATTACACTGACGGAACTGTCAGATTTAAAATTGATTCTACTTCACCGTAACAGGAGATAAATTATGGCAATTACATCAGCGATATGTTCAAGCTTTAAACAAGAGCTTTTACAAGGTAAACACAGTTTTGAATCTTCAGGTGGACACACTTTTAAGATTGCTTTGTTTACAAGTTCTGCATCTTTAGGTGCAGCTACAACTGATTACTCTACTTCAAACGAGATATCTAATACGTCTGGATCTGCATATTCTGCAGGTGGAGCAACTCTTACAAATTCAGGTGTTTCATTATCTTCAACAACAGCTTTCACAGACTTTTCAGATGTAACTTTTTCATCTGCTTCTTTCACTGCAAATGGTGCGTTAATATATAATACAACAACAGATGGTGGTTCAGGTACGACTGATGCTGTTTGTGTAATTGCATTTGGTGGTGACAAGACAGCTAGTAACGGAACATTTAAAATAGAGTTTCCAACAGCAGACGCAAGTAGCGCAATCATCAGATTAGCATAGGAGGCCGACCATGTCGGTATCTTCAGGATGGGGTCGACTTACCTGGGACCAATCACAATGGGGTGGATCAACTGTTTTAGGTGCAGGTTGGGGTGCTCAAACTTGGAACCATGGTTCGTGGAATGATCTTAATGATGTAACAATAAGTGTTACAGGTTTTTCAATAGAAACAGGTTTAGGTCCAGAGGGTTGGAGTAATAACGCTTATGGCCGTGGTGCATGGGGTGAATTTGCAGCGGACATTGGTCTTGGTGCAGATGTTTCTGTAGATGGTGTATCTTTCTCAGCCGCAACAACCACAGCATCTGGAATAGGTTCTGCAGTTGTAGAACTATCTGGTATTTCAGCATCATTTAATGTTGGATCATTAACAGTTGAATCAGATGCTAATGTTTCAATGTCTGGTGTATCGGCTTCTTTTGCATTAGGAGCTGTAACAGTTGCTGATCAAGTCGTAGGTTTAAGTGGTCAATCGTTAACTGCAAGTCAAGGAACAGCAAAAGCACCGAACGAAACTGCAATACTTTCTGGAATTTCTGCAACAGTAAGCCAAGGAACTGCAATTGCATTTTCTAGTAATCAAGCAGATCTACCTAGTTTTTCTGCATCGTTATCTTTAGGAGATGTAGTTGTACCAAATGAGGCAGTGATATTATCTGGTCTTTCTATTGAATCTCAACAAGGATCTATAGTTGGATTAGGCGGAGCTGTTGCTCAGCCATCAAGTTTAAGCATGACCTCTAATCTTGGTTCTGCGACAGTAGAAGAAGGCTTAGGATTAACTGGTCAATCATTTAGCGCTAGTATTGGCTCCGTATCCCTACCAGATATTCAGGTTGGATTAACTGGTCAATCTGCAACATTAAGTGTTGGATCAGTAAATATATTTGCTTATGGAGATGTTGACACTGGCTCAAATACGTCTTATAGTAACGTTTCGACAGGATCGAATGATACATATTCGGATGTTGCAACTGGATCAAATACAAGTTATAGTGACGCTGCATAGGAGATAATTTATGGCATCTACATTTACACCTCTAGGTGTTGAACTTCAAGCAACCGGTGAAAACGCTGGTACATGGGGTACAAAGACTAATACAAATTTACAAATTATAGAGCAAATTTCTGGTGGGTACATTACAAAAGATATAGCAGGTGGTGCACAGACAACTGCTTTAGCTGTTTCTGATGGATCGACTGGTGCAGAACTTTCTCATAGAATGATTGAGTTCACAGGAACTATTACAGGTAATCAGATTGTAACAATACCTTTAGATGTTCAAACTTTTTATTTTTTAAGAAACTCAACATCAGGTGCATACACAGTTCAATTTAAATATGCGTCTGGTTCAGGAGACTCGTTTACTTTTTCAGCGACAGATAAAGGTGATGCTGTAGTATTTGCAACTGCAAGTGATAGCACTAACCCTAATATTGATACAATAGCTTTAGGTATTTCAAATATAGTTGAAGATACAACACCACAACTTGGTGGTAACTTAGACACTAATTCACACAACATAATTATAGATGATGCCCACGGTATTTTAGATGAAAATTCTAACGAACAAATTGTATTTCAAACAACATCGTCTGCGGTAAATCAAATAGATGTAACTAACGCTGCAACAGGTAATAGTCCATCTATTGAAGCAACAGGTGATGATTCAAACATAGATTTAACAGTAGGTCCAAAAGGAACTGGTAAAATTATAGCTAAATCTGGAGGTACAAATCCAGGCTCAATTCAGCTTAATTGTGAAAACAATAGCCACGGGATTCAACTTATGTCACCCGCACACAGCGCAGGTCAAAGTTATGTTGTAAAATTTCCAACAGGGAATATAACAGCAGGGACATTTTTAAAAGTAGATAGTATTTCAGGGTCAGGGACTACGGCTACAGGTCAATTATCCTTTGATTCTTCACCAGCAACAACAGGAAAAGCTATTGCAATGGCGATTGTTTTCGGATA